AATAAGGACTTTAGGTGTTTTCCTGACCACTAAATCAATCCATCTTCGTCATGGGAAACCACCACTGCATGGTCGGGGCGATACAGCTTCAAATCATAGATTTGTGTGCTGGCAATTTTGGTCGCCTGATAATCAATATCCCACATACTTTCCACACTAGGCTTCTTCTGGGATGCCAAAGCAATGGCTTCAGGGTGTAGAAGCATAGAAGAATAGTAGTTGATGGGAAGACCATAAGTTCCGGGTACGTCCTCTTGGGTGGGGAAATACATGGAACCAGCAACACCAGGAGAGGGTGAGCCTACACCGTTGTCACCGTTGAAGAATCCGGCTGTAGAGTTAATGCCCATGTTGTTGTTCATGATGACAGGAACACCAAACAGACGACCAACTTCACCGGACTGGACGGGGCGACCATCCACAAAGTCGGAGCTAGTGAAGCGAGTAATGGTCAGGAGTGAGGACATTGCCGCCACGGGCATAATCCACACCCGACCTTCCTTGGGGACACGCCGACGGTCTAGAACTTCTGTCGCTGCCAGAATTTCGTTTTCAGAAATCGTGTTGGGCGTGACAATGTGAGAGTTAGTAGTTGTGGTGTTTGTAGCGCCAGCACCATAGGCAATGATGGCTTGACGTTGTGCCATAACTGCGTAATCCAAATCACGAGCCAGAGCAACGCCAATTTCTTTGGTGTACTCAGCACGCAAGGAAGTGTGCGCTTGTAGCTCTACAATGTCCTCAACCATGATGGCAGAGTAGGTGTAGCGGTCCACAATCATTCTCCACTCGTTCTCCGTAACTGCCTGGTACTCAATGGGAGCCTTAGCAGTCTTTTGAGCTACAGCCAAACGGGAAATCTTAGGACGACGGATAGAGTCACCCTTCTTTTGCCCAAAGTTAATGGTCATGCACTTCTGTGCTAGCATCAGATTTTCCATCCGATACCGATAAATCTCTTGCTGCCACTGTTCAGGAATAAAGGCTCTCGCCTCAGACTTCCCAAACATTTCACCTGAAAATGCACTCATTTCGTTTACTGTCCTTTAATACAAAATTAATTAGCGTAGTCCACCAAGCCATTCTGGTAGGCGTTGTTAATGTCTTCAGCATTTGCTCGGTAGGTTTTCATGTCCATGCCCTCAATCTGGGATTGGGTGTAGGAGAACTTAGCCTTAGCGCGGTTGAGTGTCGAACCTTTACGGTCAAATGTGGGGACACTTGGCACAGAGCTTCCGCCTTCCTTTTCAATCAGCGCCCAGATAAGCTTGGCTCCTTCAGTGTTGTCCAGAGCTTTTTGCATCTCTGGGGGGAGGGTCTGAAACTTCTCAACAACCTGGGCGTAGCGGTCATCAAATTCAGTACCCCACTCGGACTTGAGAGGTTGCTTCTGCTCTTCAATTAGCTGCTGATTGCGATACCCCCCGAAGTCCTCCAGCATTTGAACAACGGCATCCAAGGGGGCACCGAGTTTTGTCTCAAACGCCTTCAGTGCAGCAGCTTGGAAATCCTCCTCTGTTTTGAAAGAGAAGGACTGAACCTCGTCTGGAACAGCTTCCGCAACCGGAGGAGTCTCTTCCGAAGCCGTTTCAATAGATACATCATCAGGTGTCTCCTCAGAAAACAATCCCAACCCAGCACCCAGTTGCCGGAGCTTATCTGAGTCACTGAGTTCTGGTGCAGCCTCAACCGCCGCCTCTTCCTCCGCAAAAATGTTGTCACCGTAAATCATCTGCAACTCCCTAATTTTTTTGTATTGGCTGTTGATTTTAGATTAGCCCCTGTTCCGCCGCCTGCTGGTCAGCAAACTGTTGCTGTGCCATAACATCCTGCTCGACTGCTCGACCCATCTCCGTTCCTCCAACCTGTTGCGCTCCGGCAATCTTCATCTGATTAGGGTCAGTGGGCATTGGTGGTTCTGGTTGAGCGTTGGGGTCAGTGGGTGGCGCGGCTGGCTCGTCCATAATAAATCTGCTTGCCTCCTCACCCGTGAACCTGGATGTGATGTCTTTAGCCACCTCTGCCCAGTCCACTAATTGCGCCATCTCTGGTACTGCCGTAATCGTGGCAATCCATTCGGTTCGCATTCGCAGCTCAAACTCCCGGTCTGCAACGTGCTGTGCACCCCGTGCCTTAATCTTGAAGTCGTAGCTTAACTGGTCAAGACCCACCCTCGCGTACCACCACTCATCCGCCGTGTTCCCCCTGGCTGCAACCACCTCTGGCTCTACCACAAACTGCTGGGCATACACGTAAGCCCGTTGAAGGAATGGCATGAGGCTGGTATCCTCAATATGGGCGTGGATGTTGGATAGTCTATTGCCTCCAGCATCTCGTACTGCCTGTACTTCAGTAGCGGTCACGCGCTCACCACTCCGCCCCGCCCCGCTACCGACAAATGCTCCAGTACCGCAAGCCTTGTCAATTTTGGTCTCTAGACTGGATGCCTCGGTAATGCTGACACCCTGAAACTGGTTGTCCTGGACAAGTGGCTGTAGAGAACCCAAGTCACCAACCGGAATAATCCGACCTGGTTCAGAATACACATCGTTCAAGTCTAGGGTTCCATCATTTACTGCAATCCACATAGGATTCACAGCCAATTCGACCGCATCCAATCGGTTGTTGTCGATAATGTTCATGGTATGCAACAGACCCAGAATAGGCTCTAAGGCTCCCATCCCGTAAGGACTGTTCACAACTGGAGTGTAGGTGCCCACAATAAAAGGCTTGCCGCCCCAGTAAGGATTTGTTTCGCATCGTAATAGGGTGCTATCTACAAAAGTGACTACAACATCTTGAATTTCCATGTCTGAAAGCTGGACAGTGCCCCAAAATTCCCAGACTTCAACCTTATCCCCCATGTGCCAATCACCAGAGTCCCCTGCCCCCAGGAGATGCTCGTAGGTCTGCCGCTCAGGTGACTTAACCCGGTAAGACGCACTACACCGGATGATGTCGTCCCGTGTCGCCAGGTCGTAAATGTCCTCCTCAACCAGGCGGAGAACCTCAGCTTTTGTCTTAGTCATCCGGCGCAAGAGGGAGGCAGTGTTGGGGTCTGTTCCCTCAGGGTCAAGGAAGATATCTACCATGTCCTCAACGACAATATCAGGGGCGTTGTATATGCACTTCTCCACCACCTGTTGTTTGATGGAGTCCTTGCCGTGTGCCTTAACTTTGATGTTCCGCTTAATTTCCTTTGTTTCAAGCCGCCAAGGTAGACTGATTACAGACGTTCCGGTAACTACCATCTGCCGCAAAAAACATTCATAGCGGTCGCGGAAGTGAGAGGCATCCAGCTTGGAAGAGAGAAAAGCCTTCATAATGCGGATAAACTTTAGGTAGTCCACCTCTTCCGGCATGGGGGTTTCAGGAATCATGTCAAACCAGTCCAGATTGGGGAAGGTTGCAGCCATGAGATACCCCACCACCGTCTCTACAATTTCGTAGCCCTTGCCATTATTAACCCGGTGCCGCCAGTCCTTCTGAACATCTCCAACGGTTTTGTTGATAGCGTTGGCACGTAGGTAATCCTGTGATTCGGGAGTGCCAAGATAAGATGCCCAACACTCAAGCATCCGGTTGGTCTGCGTCTGCCGCTGGTTCCCGTACTGAGTCTTGATGTCCTGAAGAACTGACAGTAATTCCTTAGCCCTTTCAGGCGCAGTCTTCTGTGGAAATCCTGGACGGCTCATGTCCGTCATCAACAAGTGCTCTTTATCAAAGTTCAGTTTCACTTCGCTCGTCCTTGTAGTAACTGTACATTAATCAATGAGCGGACTCCTTAACGAAGTCCTCCCCACTGGGAATTAGTTTGGAATTGTTTCTTGTACTCTTGCTTAATGGGTCGTTTAGCCAGCTCTACACACATTGCCAAGCAATCCGGAAAGTCATCGTGCATCGTCTTGCGTGGGAAAAACATCATCTGGTCTTGCGCTATTTTGTTTCCGAACAGTGTGGGCAAGAACCACATCTGGTCATTGTTGATGATAGGCTCAAGGGCGTTCAACACCCGCATAATCTTTTCACCCTTTGGTCTGTACTCAACCACCCCGATAGGTCGGTATTTGTCAAATGAATCCCGGATGAATTGCGTAAAGTGCTTGAATCCGCCAATAGCCTCGACATGAATCTGCCGAATATTCCATTCATCAGCCATTCGATAAATGTTTTCTAAAATTTCGGTAGAGCGCCAACGACCAATCGACATAGAAAACAGGTAGAAATTTCCCTGCTCATCTTTTCCACCAATGCAGATACAGGTGTAGTCAGAGGTGTCAGAGACGGAAGAGGCGGTATCTACAGACATAACCAGCCGGACTAGCTGCTTTTTGGTAGTTCCTCTTGGGATTACCCAGCAGGACTGCCCTTGGTCTGTTTTGCTCCAGATGTTATAGTCAAGCGGTCGAATCTTGTCCCAGTTGAGGCTCACATTCTCTGCCGCCAACACACGGTTAAGGTACTGGCTGGCGAACCTCATAGCGGTCATAGAACGGCGGGTAGACTTCTCTAGTGCCTCGTCCCACTTCTCTTTCCACAAATACCCATCTGCGTTGTCTACACCGTTGACGTAGATGTTGCGTTGGTAGACCTTGAACCCCAGCTCATCCTGGTTGTCGATTATGTGCCCGTAGTAGTCGCTCAGGTCATAGCGGGTGCCCACGACATTAAAGACCCCCCCAGTACGCCCCAGTAGCTCAGCAGAAGCACGAGTAATCATTGCCTTCTTCACCAACTGCTCTACAATCCAATCATCCTCGTACTCTGGGTCAATGATGGATTCGATATCGTAAATCCAGGACATCAACTTATTACGCTTGTCCTCAGTCGAGATGTTATCATAGGTGATGATGTCATCGAACTGCGCCTCGTCAAAGTGCATCCCAGTCGCCTGTGAACCAACCGAACCCACCATCAGGGTAGGCTCTTTCAAAATGAACTCACGATTTACCTGTAAGGCGTTTGACCTCCAAATAATCTTTTTGTCCTCAGCCTCGGTGTACTCTCCATCCTCTTCCAGCGCTTTCCGGCGGCTTCGCCCTAGCCTGTCCATTGTGGGGATTAGATTCCCGGCAACGTGGGGTCGAGCATTCCATACGTGTTCCTGGAGCCACGGGTCTTCAAGATACGCCTTAGCTTCCCGGATAAACGCAGATGACAACTCATTCTTGGACGTGCCAACAAATATTCGGATGTTGGGGTTCTGGTAGATTCGCCAAAGGACTCGACCCACCGACATAATGGTCGATTTGAGATGTCCCCGTGGCATCAGGGTCAGATGTCGATTTACCCCTGGCTCTTTGTGGGTTGACCAGTACCAGTCCCAGAGTTCCTTATGACACTGAGCAAATCGTTGAGAACCCCCCTGGAAATTGATGATATCTACAAACACCCAGAAATTCGTGAGTGCTTGAACCTTTTGCTGCCTGGTTGGGGGTTTGACCTGCGCACGCCGTCCCTGTGTCTTAATTGCCATCGGCTTTGCCTTTAATACAAAAAAATTAGGGGGTGGGTGTAACTTGCCCATCCCCTAACTAGGAGTTACGTATTAAGATTAGCCCTCGCGTTTCTTGTACTTGCCCCGCTTGACTCCCGCCCTGTTTCCTGAGCCTTGTTTTCTGACCTTTGGCAAGTGCTCCTGACCTACCCATGCCCTGGCTTCTGGTGTTTCTAGTTCGTGACCTAAGGCTAAAGACAACGCTTCGTGCAGCTCTGCCATCGACACCTCAGGAAACACTGGGTCAATTTCCTTAAATTTCCTAGCAGTCATCAGAAAACACCTCTCTAATTTATTTTGTATTAACACGAAGTGCTTCACTAATCTCACCCATTCTCCGAGCTTGGTCTTGCTCGACTCGACCCCAATTGTTACCAAGACCTGGAGCATTGAGTCTGCCTGTTTTCGGGTTGATGTATGAGTTCGTGCGTGCGTACAGGATAGCATCTGCACCTTTCAAACCTTTCTGTTTTGCGTCAGCCAGCCAGTCTACGTACCCGCCTTGGTCGATAGCGGCGGCTGGTGCTTGGTTTGCCAGGTCAATTCCATTCATCTTTTCCTCTAGAGTCATAGACATAGAGTAGGATGCGGCAATCTGTTCAAGGACTTCAGTTTGACCCTTCAGTCTTTTGAGCTGGCGGGCATCAGCATCTTCCGGAGAGGTTGAGTAGTGTTGGTATGAGAAACTTCCCTGGTTCCAGACCCCATTACCAGGGTCGATATGACCAGCATAGGCTTGATTGAACCCACCATCAGGTCTGCGAGTGCCCTCAGCGGAACCCACAGCGATAGAGACCAGACTGTTTTGACCACCAGCAAAGATGTCGCCAGATACATCGGCGGCGGGGGTATGAAAATCTTCCACGGCGGGGACTCCTAAAGGGTCAGGTTCATGAAAATCAGTAACGGGTGGGCTAGGGTCAACAAACTGAAGCAGTACCTTGGGTTGTAGAGTTTCAACAGCCTGCTGTACTTGCTCAGGATTATCAGAAAACGATAGGGCAGCAGAAGCTTTGGGAATGAAGCTATAGACGAGGACGAGAGAGCCAAGAAGCCATAGGAATTTTTTTAGCATATCGAATAAAAAAGGGAGGTGACATTGCCCTCCCCATAAGTATACCTCAATGTCCGAGAAATGACACTATGGTTCCAGACTATCTCCAGCGCCGCTATCCCCAAACAGTCCGGACTGGAACCTATCCGTAATGTTAAAGACTGGGACTAGCTGCACTAGCCACTCCGTTTGGTTAGCAGTC